GGGAACAAATCTTACAGGAGAGATAAGAACTACTACAGGTAAGAGTATAAGTGGAAATGAAATTCCTTATCTTGATGCAGGATATGAAGCAGTTTCACTTAATGAGTCAAATTATATGACTTCACCTAGATTGATTGCTTCTAATGTTAACGCAGATGCTAAATTAACAAATCTTACAGGTGCAAAATCTCTTAATATGAGATTATTCTTGAATACCACTGATAGTAGAATAAGTCCTGTAATTGATGGACAAAGAGTAAGTACTATCCTTACTTCTAATAGAGTTAATGATGTTATTAGTGATTATACAACTGATTCAAGAGCAAATTCTCTTACTGATGATCCAACAGCATGTCAATATCTCTCTAAAGAACTTAATTTAGAGAATCCTGCTTCATCTATTAAGATTTTAGTAGGTGCTCATATTCATCTTGATGCTGACATAAGAGCATTCTATGCTGTTAGTGATAAGCAAGGATTTAAACCTGTATTTACTCCATTCCCTGGATATAAAAATCTTGATAAGCAAGGACAGGTAATAACATCTAAAAATAATGATGGACAGTCTGATACTCTAGTTGTCAAGTCAAATTCATATGGATTTGAACCACAAGATATTGAATATAAAGATTACACATTCACTGCTGATAATCTACCTTCATTTAGATCTTACAGAATTAAAATTGTTCTGACATCTAAAAATCAGGCATACGTCCCTAGAATGAAGGATTTGAGGGTACTTGCTTTAGCATAACTATGACATTAAATAAAGTGAAAGACCAAAGTGATTTGGCAAGAGATCCGCAAACAGGATCTATAATTAATGTAAACAATTTAGATTATGAAAAATATGTAGCAAGTAGAAAAGTTAAAAATGCAAAAACAAAGCAAGTATCAACTATTGAAGAAGATCTTGTTAATCTAAAAAATGAGATGAATGAGATTAAATCCCTACTTAAAGAGTTAGTCAATGGCAACTAAAAAGATTACATTTGATCCCACTGCAGGTGTTCCTGTAGCATCGAACTTAACCATATATGGTGGTTCTAACTTTGATGCTACTTTTACAGTTGTAGATGTGGGTAATGCTCCATATGGATTTACAACTGCTTGGTCTGTCTCTGCACAACTTCAAAAGAGTGCTGGTGTAGCAGCAACTACTGTTCCAACTGCAACCTTTACTACAGGGATTAGTACAGGATCTATTACATTAGCATTAGGTCGAAATCATACTAGATCCATTCCACAAGGAAGATACTTGTATAATGTATTGATTAGTCCTGGTGTGGGACAAACAACTTATAATATATTAAATGGAAATATCATGGTTCAGGCAGGTATTTCTTCAGCACCATAAATATAGTGAAGGGGTAATAATCTAAATGGCACAACCAGGATCCAGAGGAGAATTTATAGATTATTGTAAACGGCAACTGGGTGCTCCAGTGCTGGAAATCAATATTGCCGATGAGCAAGTTGAAGACATCGTTGATGATGCCATTCAATTTTTTAATGAAAGGCATTTTGATGGTGTTTCTCAAGTCTATCTTAAGTATCAGATCACTCAATCTGATATTGATAGAGGAACTGCAACAATGGCAGTAGGCGAAGGAAATAAAATTGCTGGTATATCAACTACAACATCTGAAACAAAGATTGCTGGAGTAAGCACTTCTTTTAATTTTTATGAGAATGGAAATTTCTTACAGATGCCTCCAGAAGTAATTGGAGTAACTAAACTTTTTCATTTTGATGGATCAAATACTGTTACTAATAACATGTTCAGTGTTAAGTATCAGTTATTCTTAAATGATGTTGCATTTAATCTTGGTTATCAAGGTCTTTTAAGTTATGCAATGACTAGGACTTACCTAGAAGAGATTAATTTTTTATTAACCACAGAAAAGCAGATAAGATTTAACCAAAGAATGGATAGATTGTATATTGATATTGATTGGGGTAGTGTTAGTAAAGGAGATTGGTTGGTTCTTGATTGCTTTAGGTTATTAGATCCTAATGATTATCCTAGAGTATGGAATGATTCATTCTTGAAGAAGTATACAACTGCCCTTATGAAGAGACAGTGGGGTCAAAATCTACTCAAATTCCAAGGAGTAAAACTTCCTGGCGGTATTGAATTAAATGGACGGCAAATCTATGATGATGGAGAGAAGGATCTCGAAATCATTAGAGAACAGATGTCCAACATGTATGAAATGCCACCATTAGATATGATAGGTTAATATAGTGCTTAACCCATTCTTCCAACAAGGTGCTCGTTCTGAACAGAATTTAGTTCAGGATCTAATCAACGAACAGTTGAGGATGTATGGTGTTGAGGTGCATTATCTACCTCGTAAGTATGTAACCGAAAATAAGGTTATAAGAGAAGTAGTAGCATCTAGATTTGATGATGCATATCCTATTGAGGCATATGTCGATACCTTTGATGGTTATGGAGACAATCCAACTTTACTATCAAAGTTTGGTATCGAGCAAACAAATGAGATAACACTTACAATATCAAGAGAAAGATTTGAGAATTACATCTCACCTTTGATGAAGAATGAGGCAGATGTAAAACTAACAACTAGACCCAAGGAAGGAGATCTAGTTTATTTTCCATTGGGAGATAGGTTATTTGAGATCAAGTATGTAGAGCATGAAAAACCATTCTACCAGTTACAAAAGAATTATGTTTATGAATTAAGATGTGAACTCTTCCGTTACGAAGATGAAATCATTGATACAGGTGTTGATGAGATTGATAATGAGTTAGTTGGAGATAATATTGATGGTGATACAGAAGACGGCATTCCAACAATACTTGGTCCAACTCAAACACTTACATTGGTTGGTGTTGGTTTAACTGCTGCTGCTGAAACAAGTATTGTTGCCACTGGTGCTATCCGATATATTAGTATAACTGATAGAGGTGGTGGATACATCTATAGTCCCTCTGTAGGGTTCTCCTCTGCCCCTACAGGCGGTGTAACAGGTATTGCCACTGTAAGGATGATTGGAGGCATTGTAGCGTGTAATAAGAACGTTAACGAGAGAGCACGTTCTGTCCAAAATATAGACTTGGTAAATCCAGGTTCTGGATATACTGTTGCACCTTTAGTTCAGGTAACTGGTGGTGAAGGAACAGGTGCTGCAGGAACTGCTTATCTGGGTAATGGAACAGTTGGTATTGTAACACTTACAGCAACTGGTTCTGGATTTACTACTGCACCTACAGTTACATTCTCTGGTCCTGCTGGAGTTGGAACAACTGCTACTGCTGTTGCAATGATAAGTGCTGGTGGAACTATTACTTCTATCAATATAACTGATGCTGGTTCAGGATATGCATCTATACCTAATATTACAATATCTGATCCATCTATGGATTCTACTGGAGATTACATCTTTAATGAACAGGTTAAGGGTGCAAATAGTGATGCAACTGGTAGAGTGAGATCTTGGAACTCTACTACAAACGTATTAGAGGTTGCTTCTATTAGTGGAACCTTTGCTATAGGAGAAAAGATAGTTGGTCAGACATCTCTTGCATCTCATGCATTGAGAATAGTAGATGAAGAACCTACTGATGATGGTTATGCAGATAACTTTAATATAGAAACGGAAGCAGATAAGATATTAGACTTCACTGAACAGAACCCATTCGGTATTCCCTAAATATAAGTTACGAGGATAATAACCATGTTTGAGTATTTTTATAACGAAATTTTGAGGAGAACCATTGTTGCGTTCGGAACTTTGTTTAATGGTATTACTGTTAAGCAAACGGATTCCACAATAAGGGTTCCTTTGGCATATGGTCCAACTCAAAAGTTTTTAGCAAGATTGGAACAAGCACCTGACTTGAATAAGAGTACTGCAATTACTCTTCCAAGGATGTCGTTTGAGTTTACTGGTCTTACATATGATCCTAGTAGAAAAGTTACTACAACACAGCAATATACAGTAAAAGATCCAGATAATGGAAGTGAATCTAAAAAAACATATATGCCTGTTCCCTATAATATGCAATTTGAACTTGCTATTATGTGTAAGTTAAATGATGATGCATTACAGATTACA